AATAATCTTGTTCTTTAGTTCGGGGGACCAAAGACCAAGCGCAAGGAGATCACTAATGAGATACTTGTTAACCAGAATGAATTCACCTGCTAGAGTTCGGCGGGTATAGATGTTGCTAGTAAATGGCTCAATACACTCATTGTATCCAAGAATCTGGCTGGTGGAAGCGGTCGGCATCGGAGCTACTAGCAGTGAATTCCTCAGGCCATGAGTCTGAATATCGCGCTTGAGTTGTGCCCAGTCAAGGTCTGCCGCAACCTCAGGTTGCACGTGCCACAAGTCAAACTGGAGCTCGCCAAGGGACGCAGGTGACCCCTTGAATGTCTCATAGGGGCCTTCAGCCTTAGCCAACAGCATAGACTGCTGGAGGGCAGCGTAATACATATGGGCGAAAATCTGCTTATTAAGAGCATTTGCTTCGGGGCTTTCCCAAGTCATCTTGAGAAGAGCGAAAACATCAGCCAGACCCTGTACACCGAGACCTACAGGACGGTGGCGCATATTTGACTTCAGTGTCTCTGGCGTAGGATAGAAGTTTACATCAATCACCTTGTTAAGATTTGTTGTGGCAAGGGCGACAGTGTTGCGGAAAGCAGAGAAATCAAATGCGCCATTCTTGATGAAAGCCGGCAGAGCCATTGAGGCCAAGTTACAAACAGCCGTCTCATCCGGAGCCGAATACTCAATGATTTCCGAGCAGAGATTGGATGACTTGATGACTCCCAGATTCTTCTGATTACTCTTCTTATTACAGGCATCCTTGTATACAAGATAAGGTGTTCCCGTTTCAATCTGCGACTCTAGAACCTCAAACCAAATCTTCTGCGCCTTGACCGTCTTGCGTCCCCGGCCCTCTGCCTCATAGCGCTCATATAGAGTCTTGAACTCATCGCCATAGCAGTCGGATAGACCGGGAGCCTCAGCCGGACAGAAGAGGGTCCAGTCACCATTCGCAATGACGCGCTCCATGAACAGGTCGGGAACCCACAGGGCGTAGAAGAGGTCACGGGCCTTCTCATCCTCTGAGCCCGTGTTCATCTTCATGCGGATAAAGTCGCCAATATCGGCGTGCCATGGCTCAAGATAGATGGCGAAAGAACCATTGCGCTTCCCACCACCCTGATCAACATAGCATGCCGTATTATTGAAGACACGAAGCATCGGGACAATGCCATTGGAAACTCCGTTCGTGCCATGGATAATGGAACCCTTAGCCCGAACATTGTGGATATGGAGACCGATGCCCCCACTGTGCTTGCTAATTGTGGCACAGTCCTTGAGCGTATCGTAGATTCCAGTAATAGAATCCTCCTTCATTGCCAGTAGGAAACAGGAGCTGAGCTGGGGCTTCGGCGTACAACTGTTGAAGAGCGTGGGCGTGGCGTGCGTATAGAGCTTCTGGCTCATCGCATCATAGGTTTCAAAGGCTCGGGGTAGGTCGGCAGGCCAGAGTTCCAGGGCTGTCCTCATCCACATGTGCTGGGGCCTTTCGAGAACCTTTCGATACTCATCGCGGAGAAGATATGACTTCTCTAGCGTCTTGAACCCGAAATAATCAAAGAGATAGTCCCGGGTGTAATCTAGCTTGGCCTCAATGGCTGAAGCATTCATCGCCATAAGCGCAACCAACTTGTCACTGACGGCAGGCTGGACTTCACCCCGCTTATTCTTAACTGCCGCAAGAAGGGTAACAACCTCTTGGAATGTGGCTGGTGTATTCTTGTGATGATTACTAACTGCGATTCGTGATGCTAGAACACCATAATCAGGATGCTCTGTGATGTAGGAGACCGCCGTCACGCACGTCAACTCATCCAGTTCGCTCGTCTTAATTCCGTCAATGATAGAGCCCAAGACCTTCTGCGCAATCATTGTTGCATTGACAGAAAGTCCGTCGCATGCTCCGCGAATTCGCGCTGTAACCTTGTCAAAGCTTACAGCCTCCATTTCACCATTCCTCTTCTGAACACGCATATCTACCGTATTAGCCATCCTTTGTTTATTTAACAGAACGCAAATGGGGCTGTTCAAATTTATTATACGTATAGGATAGAATGTTAGGGGTTTTCCTACTAATTTTTATTTTCGTGCTGGGAATAAATATTTTAACGGCCTACAGCGGTTCATCTGTGGCATCAGGACCTACTTTGCCTCCATTTGTTAAGCAGGAGAACTTTTTAGATCCTAAGGACCAGAAGGCAGATTACCGGCTTCTAGCAGATGTGTTACCTACTACTAGCCCTCTTACAGTCGCCAGAAGCGATATTACATCAGAGCGTTGCCGAATGCTAGATGCGTCAGAGGATTTGAAGCTTGAAGGAAGCTATGCGCAGGTAACTAATAATTATCTGCGGACATTCCCTGACAGTTGCTCGGCTCCCCGGCATGAGCTTTTGTTAGATTTCTATGATAGTAAAAAAATGAAACCGATTCAAGATGGCGTTATATTTTAATCATCACGGATGAACATATACTTGTTTTGTGTTGATGACCATCGTTCTTGCTCTTGCTTCCAGCAGTCCCAGAACTGTTGATATCCCGGAAATCCCACTTCAGTCCACCAGAAAGAGTTTCTGTGAACTGTTTTCCAATGACTGTCCTCTAGGACCCAATACATTCTTTCCTTGATAATGCTTTCTGGTTTGAGTGTTTTGGGTTGCCATGAGTCTAACTGCTTATTAGTTGCGTTCTCGAACGGAGGACTATATTCATAGCGCAGAACATCGTCTTCTTCAATCACAATGAGGGCGCCAGACCATTCTGCGTGTTTTGGCGTTTGGCTTTGACTAAACTTCATTTCAACATATTCTACAACTGGGCAACCGGTTACCTCCATCTGGATTTGCATCTGGCAGTAATATTCATAGGGAATTTCGTCGTCTTTTAGACCCCGTGTAATAGGGCACTTAATCTCGACTAAATGACCTCCGTGCGGTCCCGATTCTACTACCCCATCCGGGCTAGCTGCTAATTTTGTATGAACTGGATGAACTGCGCGTCCAAGGTTATCTGCAATGGGGTTTCCCTCAAAGAACATCAAGGAAGCTAAGTCCCGTGCGACAGGTTCAAACCGATGACCCCACGTTGTTGGCTGAAGCAGGTTGTTTTCATTGCTCAAACCAACAGGCGGGGCTTCCGCAGAAGGCGTTACACAAGCATTGGTTTGACTTGCTAGAAGGGCTGCTTTTGCAAATTTACGGTCATAGACGTTACGACGAGCAGCGGGGGCTGTGCCAATCACGTAGCCAAATTCACTGGCTGTCAAGAGATTAATTTTTTCAGCGTGCCATTCAAGTGTATGCTGGTCTGTTTGTGGCTTTTCTTTTAGGGCTCGAACGAAAGCAGTGGCTTCTGTGGGTGTGAACTTTGAAGCCTTCTTTTGCGCCCATTTCATTGAACTGAGGAGTAAGCAATCCAAGATTTCTCGTTCCTTTTTAATCTGCTGTGGTCCCTTTTCTAGATGCTCATTTAATGACTGCCATTCCTGCCACAGATCTTCGCGCACATAATCCAGTTCCCAGTTATCAAGAGGGAAATTACGATCTGACATATCAGACCATTCGTTAAACCAATGACACATGCTTGAAAACATTGCCTCTACTTCTCTATCGGGTTTTCCTCCTTGTCCTTCGGTTTCGTTCTCCGTGTAATTGCTCGTGGTAACTCTATCTTAAAGATGCGGAGGCCTTCTGAAGTTGTTGAGGTAAGGCCTTTTATTTCATCAATTTTACAAGTTTCGGTGTTATATAAGATGACTTGACGTGTTTTTAGCAAACTGTGATCAAGCGCAGATAAAAGACATTGTGCTAGACGTTGCTTTTCCTCAGGTGTAGCGTTATACTCATCAGCAAATAGCCGTAACCGATCGACCTTTAGAGCGCGATCCAACTTTATCCACGGCCTCTTAAGGGTATTCTTGTTCTCTGCGCTAAAAAAGGCCTCCATTCCCTTTTCCATATTTTGTAGAAAGTCAAGTGGTTGCGATATAAAGGTGGGAGGGACTGCTGGTTGCTGGGGTACTCCAACTGAGTTTATGATTGTCTTAACACGTTTTACTGTCTTTGCTCTTTGCATCTTACCTAAGTATATATAGCATCGGGCGTTTAGGTTCCCGTATCGGCTGTTTTACTAGACATATCTAGCGCTTTTTTAAGTAGATTTATTGTTTTCTCGGGTACACCGATTGCTTTGTTCCATCCAAATGGATCTTCAACCGATTTCAGATTACTATTGTATAAGATTGTCGTACTAGACCAAGTTTCATTCGCCTTTGTATGCTCTTCAAAAACAGTTGGCGCCTTAGATGTAGTTAACCAATAAATTTTAAAAAGGTTCCATTTGCCACGGGGAAGGAGACTTCCTTCTACTTTGTAAGAATATGGCATAATATAAAAAGAGAATTGTGCCATTGTTTTTTAATCTATGTGAAACTTTAGGCCACCGCGGTAACGCCACCGCAGAGATTTTGATACGGAATATTAGGGTATATGCAGAGACCAAACTCTACATTTCATGGTATGAATCCACGGGAAAGAGAATCCAAATTGGCTAATCTACGCAATCCACCACTCGGTCCGCGGAGCACAGTGGATCCCTCTGTTTTTGAGCGACCCGTTGGACAAGCTTTTAGGAAAGAAGAACGTTCTGTTTTAAACGAGCCTGTCGCAACTGAAACTCCAGTTATTTCGGCCGGGATTCGTATTCGCGTTGAATCTAATACACGCGATGCTATGAATACACGAATTTTAGAACAGATGCCGTTTACGGCTGCTCGAAATATAACACCAAATGATATTTTAAAAGCGAATAAACCACTGGTTCAGGAAATGAACCCAATAGATTCTCGGCGTGGTGTAAATAGTTATAAACAAGCAATGGAGTTCTTCCCTGATGCGGATACTCAGACTGGAATTCAGCCAAAAATGAAGGCCCCGTCTGGTTTCATGCAGAATCCATATTTACAGCGTATGGATGCGCAGAATGATCCTCGTCAGATTGTCCGGGAACTTCGCTCAGCCGTAACTGAAGATAACCGGGAGAAATATTTGGATTTGTCACAAAAAATAGCAAATCGTAATTTTTCGTCGGTGCTATTACAAGTGGCGGAGGAAGAGAAGATAACAAACTTAACTGCGTATGAGCTTCTGAAACCCAAGATTGATGATTTCTCCCAGCAGTATCGAAAGTATTAATCAAAACTTACTACGACACTCATTTCATGCTGATTTACAACCTTCATCGCTGAACGCGATAACTCTGTGCGCTGTCTACGTCCTGACTGTAGCTTGGTTCCATCCTTGGAATAGTGCTCCTTGATACTTGTGTTCATATCGGCCTCAATATCTGTGCGGTGATCTTGGATATAATCTAAAATCTTCTTCTCAATAAACCAGCGGAAGAAGTTGAGTTGACCAACGGTGGTCAT